ACCGAGAGCCTGATATGCGTCTACGCCGGCCCTGAAGGACATACCGAGTGCGAGGTGGCGAACTGCACCTGCACCTGTCATGCCACCTTCAGAGAAGACACCCTGCGCACTCTTGACGACCTCATGGAAAAGCTTTCCCCCGTGTTCCCCGATGATGATGACCTGGCCGGCCCGCCCGTCCTAAAGGCCCTCCAGTTCGTCTCCGAAGCCGTCCGCCTCTACTGCAACGTCCCCATCAGTATGGAAGACGCACAGGCCCTAGTCCAAGCCGAAAGAAACCTCTCCCATATCCTCTGTCAAGGCATGTATACCTTGGAGGTCAACGATGGCTAGGTATAAATTCCAACCATCAGCCAAAAGCAATCACGAAGCCTTTTACGACATCTACCTCATGATGGGACATGCCCGAAGCCTGTCCAAACTTCATTCCGTTTTGGCTAATCTTGGGCTTCATATGACGCTCAACACCCTCAAGAACTACTCCTCCAGGCACGATTGGCAATTGCGCCTCCGCAATGCAGAGGAGTCGGCGCAGGCGCAGAAGCAAGAGCAGGACACCGCAATGCTCATCACCATGAACGAGCGACAGGCTGGGCTCGGTGAGTTGTCGCAACGGCTTGCGGCCCACTACCTAACGCAGACGTTCAATCAGGTGATGGCTGACCCGACAGCGGTGCAGGGTTCTTCCCAGGACATCGCCCGCTTGATGGAGTCCGGCTCACGGCTGGAGCGGCTGGCACGTGGTGAGGTGACGAACCGTACCGAGGCGAGGGTGCAGGCGTACTCCGTCATGGTGTCGCAGATATCCCAGGTCTTCATCAACGTCGCTAGGGTGTACGACCTACCGCCCGACGCGATAGAGGACTTCACACGTGGCGCTGACGCGGTGGTGCGCAACGCGCTCTCAGAGACCTCAACGGACGAGGTCTTGTCTTGAGGTTCCTTGCGACAGGAGTGGGGGCCGGACTCTCAACAGAGGTCAAAAGACCTCGGGACTTGAGGGTAGCCGAGAGTCAGGAAAGGGGGAGGCGTGACACTTACAACGTTCCGGAACCGAGCGAATGCTGCTGGCCTAAAAATTGGCAGACAATTTGCGTGGACGCCCTATGAATATCAGGTGCCGCCGGAAGGCGATTGGGACACGTGGCTGTTGCTGGGCGGACGAGGCGCGGGCAAAACGGAGGCGGGAGCGAGGTACGTGCTAGACCACCTGGAGAAGGCTGGCCGGAGTGCGCGGGTGGGCGTGGGTGCGCCAACCTTTGCTGACGTGCGTGACGTGTGCGCAGAGGGGCCGTCAGGACTGCTGACCATAGGTGGCGACGACTTTACTTACAACCGTTCGACGGCTACCGCGCGGCATCGGCTTGGCGGCTACGTGCGGTTCATGTCGGCGGAAGAACCAGGCCGGTGGAACGGGCCGCAATGGACGCTGCTTTGGGCGGATGAGTTGGCGCTGTGGAAAGAGGACACCTGGCACCAGGCGCAGTTCGGGGTTCGGCTGGGGCCGTGGCCTCGCGTGATAGCTACGACCACGCCAAAAGCCAGAAAATTCGTAAGGGAACTAGCGGAGCAGAAGGGGACGATTGTTACCCACGGCACCACGTACCAGAACACGGCGCTGGCCGGGCGGGTGATGACCCGGCTTGCCGAGCGTTATGCCGGGACGCGGTTGGGCCGGCAAGAGCTGATGGGGGAATTCGTTGGTGACGTTGAAGGTGCCCTCTGGCAAACGGAATGGATAGACGGGGCTCGCGTCGCCGAACCACCTACCACCCTGGACGATGATGAGAAGCGCGTGATTGATTTGCCGCGCGTGGTCATTGCCGTTGACCCGGCGGTAACGGCCAACGCCGATAGCGACGAAACCGGAATAGCGGTGGCGGGCCTGGGCGGAGACGGCGACTACTACGTCCTCGGCATACACGGCTATCGGCTACCGCCGCAGCAATGGGCCATGAAGGCGCTGGAACTCTACGACCAGTGGCAGGCTGACAAAATCGTGGCCGAGGTAAACAACGGCGGCGACATGGTAGTGGAAACCATCAACCGCGCCTGCGAAGCACTTGGGCGCACCGTGAACGTGGAGGCCATTCGGGCATCGCGCGGAAAGACCGTCCGGGCCGAACCCGTGGCTGCACTGTACGAACAGGGCCGGGTTCATCACGTGGGAATTTTTGACGAGGCCGAAGAACAGATGTGCAGCTTCCCGATAGCGAACGAACACGACGACCTCGTTGACGCGCTGGTGTACACCCTAAGCGACCTGAGCAATCAGGGGTCGCCGAATATCAGGTTCCTATGAAGGAGCGGTACGTCATAGCAATTGAAACGAGTGGCCTGGCGCTGGCCGTAGGTACGCTCATTTATGCGGTGGGCTTTCTCAGCACGGTGTTGATATTTGCAGGATTTGGATTAGTGATTACTGCGCAGCTAGTGAAAATGAGGTGAGCCCATGTCGTTGATTTCCAGGTTCGTAGATACCGCATACACCAAGATAAACACCGAGCGTCTCCCGGCTATGGGCGCGGCCTTTGGCTCGACGGGCTCAGCGCAACCGGGCGGACAGTTAGCGCAACTCGCCGCGATGTCTTCCGTGGGCTGGCTGTTCGCAGTGGTCAACCGCATCGCGCAATCCATCGCAACGCAAGAGTGGAAGCTATACCGCGTGCAAGGAACCGAAAAGGAAGAAGTGACCAGTCACCCCGCGCTCGACTTGTGGCAATCCGCCAACCCTTTCGTGACCCGCGAGGATTTCCTAGAAACCAGTCAGCAGCATATGGAACTCGTTGGCGAGATGTGGTGGGTGCTGGTGCGTAACGGCGCGGGCGTGCCGGTGGAACTTCAGGTGGTGCGGCCAGACCGGATGCGCCCCATACCTCATCCGTCCGAGTTCATTGCCGGTTACGAATACCGCGTAGGTTCGTCGGCCATGTTGCTTGATAGGGACGATGTTATCTTCACACGTAACCCGAATCCGTTAGATTCGTATCGTGGGATAGGCGTTATCCAAAGTCTGATGGTAGACCTTGGGGCCGAGCGTATGGCTGCTGAGTGGATGGCCAATTTCTTCCGGAACAATGCCGAGCCAGGTGGCATCATCGAGTTCCCCCAGAACCTGCAAGACGCCGACTTCCAGCGACTGGCCGAACGCTGGCGCTCGCAGCATCAGGGCGTTGCCAACGCGCACCGCGTCGCTATCTTGGAGCGCGGCACATGGAAGGACAGAAAACTAACTCAGCGCGACATGCAGTTTGAGCAGCTTCGCAGATTCGAACGCGACCAGATTCTAGGTGCCTTCGGGATGCCGCTGGCCATCATGGGAATCACCGAGTCGGTCAACCGGGCCAACGCCGAGGCCGCCGAAGTGATGTATGCGCGATGGCTTATCCGCCCGCGCCTGACCCGCATTCGCAGCGCGCTGAACGAGAAGCTGCTGAAGCTGTACCCCGACGGTGACACCCTGCACTTCGACTTCGTTGACCCCGTACCGGACAACCGGATGGAACTAATCAACGAGGGAACGCTGGGGTATGAGAAGAAGATATTGACGCTGAACGAGGCTCGGCGCAGGTTCGGCGAGGATGACTGGGATGGGCCAGAGGGCGATACCTTGCATACGCCACCGGCACCGCCGCCAATGCTTGCGCCACCACCGCCACCACCGGCGGAAGATGATGATGAGCCGGAAGCCAACCCAGACGACCTCGAAGAAGAAGCCGGCTACAAGCCACCACGCCGGCGCATGGCCAAGGTGGAGCCGATTCCGGAATACCCAGACGAGGCCAACCGCGCAGCCAACAGCATCGAACGCGGCTGGAAGCGCAGGTTAGGCACCGAGCTCCAGGCTCTACTAGCCTTTCTAGAGCATGAGGACAAGGGCATAGACGCGGCCGGGGATGTAATCCATGCCACGGTGCAGGTTGAACAACCGGAAGGGTCTCTACGGGACTCTGAGGTAGCAGGGGTAGAGCGTCAAATAGAGGCCAGCACGAAGCTGACTCCTGGCATTGCTGACGGGTACGACTGGAACTGGTGGGCCAAGTACGGCGACGAGGTGGTAGAGGAACTCGCTGCGTCCTTCGCTTTGGTGCTAGCTGTCGAGATGCCGGGGGCATCCTTGCCAGAGTTGCAACGCCTGGCCAGCCTGTACGCGGAAACGCGCGGCGCTGAGTTGTTGCGCATCGGGATGGTTGACCTAGGTGCGGGGGCACCAATCCCTGGAACACCTTTTCCGGAAGGTACCCGGATGTTGATTCCAAGCCTGGCGGATGTGACCCGTGCCGAGGTGCAGCAATTGGTAGCGCAGACCATCAGAG